CTATTCTTCAGACCGGAAAATTCGTCCCGGGTGATTATTCTTGGATTATATTCGGCGAACTTTAGTTCGCTAATTGGAACTTCCTTTATTTCCATAAAAATGTTACTTAAAAAGTTAAAATTGAGATGAGGACAGATAAAGGTTTAGCTCCAAAAAACCCGGGGTTTTATAAAAATGAAATTCAGTGCTTTTTGTTACGCACCGCTAGACTGTCCTTTTACTATTACTTCAACAGGGCGAGCCATTTTTTCATTTAAAACTCTTTTGATATCGTAAGGATTATCTATATCCTTAAATTGGATTGACGTTATATCATTCCCAACATGTATTCTAAGAGTCCCATAATATAAGCCTCTTCCGATTAAGCCTTGATCTACCTCCACCGCATTTATTCTATTATACGGCAATTCTTGTCTTTTAATATTTATGATTCCGTTTCGTAATACGATTTGATTTTCCTCAACTATTAAGGATCGACTGAAGAAATTCCAAATTTGAAGCATCATAACGAAGATCCATAATCCGAAGGTTGGGCATAACATCATCAAGCCTATAAACATTGAGATTGTAAACTTTACTTTTGAAGGTCTATATTCTGTCATTTTAGTTCTTGATAATATTTAACATGCTGACAACAAACGCATTCTTGCTGGCAATAATTCCAGTAGTAATCCTCTTTTTGATACTTCCAACCATCTGGGTAATCGATAACTTCTTCTTTTCCCCATTTGTGAAGACCGATGGCACACAAAAGCTTTCTTAACATAAAATAGCTGTAATAAATTATAGTTAATGTTACCTTTTTGTACCACCTAAGTCAAGTTAATTAACCTTGGATCTCCTTTGTCTTCTTGGTTTAGCCTCTTTTTTAGTCTCTTTAACTGGGGCATTTTCAACTGGTGTTCCCTCTATTTCCTTAGGTTCTGGAGAAGTTGCAGGCACTGGGGCTGTATTCTCTAGGCTTTCAGGATTTTCCACCTTTTCCTCTGTCTTTAAAGGTGCTTTTGTATCTATATCTGGAGTTGAACCTATAATCTCCCCTACAGTAGCATTCACTAACTGTTCGCCTCTCTTGTTATCTACTTCTAAAATCTCGCCAGGCTCTACCTGTCTGTCTAACTGCATATCCTTATAGGATTTCACTATTTTTACTGTCTTCATGTTAATAAAATAAAAAATAAATTAGCTTAAGAACTAGTAGTTATGTAGTAGTGAGGTTTGACTCACAGGTTATTGGTCTGGTTCCCTTTTGGGACAGCCGGTTGTCTGCCTACAACAACCTGATTAACTTAGAGTTAACCACTCTTTTTGAGCGGGAGTTTTAAAGCTCCTTTATACGGCCGTCAGTCCCCAGATTGTATGGTTCACTGTCCTATCTACATAACTATTAATTATCAAGCAACTGTAACCATAAGTTATCAACTTTTACTTCTTTTAGTGTAACATTTTCCGGCACTTTGTGAAATATCCTCTCTATGTCTACATTTTCTAGGCCCATATCTAGAACGTAACCGTTTACCCCATCTCTAACAGTTGTCCGCACACCTTCCCAATCAGTTACGATTACCGGAGTGCCAACTTGTAAAGCCTCGAACATTGAGTAACAAAAGCCCTCGTTATCACTTAGCTGTACAACGTAATCAGCCACCGCCATGTAACTTTGTATATTGGTTCTGGCCCCCATTAAAACTACTTCCGGGATCCCGTTTAATGCATATTTTAGATTCTCTATATAACTAGGAGCTCCGCTTCCATATATTTCCCATACAAATTCTTTATTAGCTTGTTGGAACATCCGAGCCAACTTTATAGTCCGATCGAATCCCTTACCCATTGCTAGTCTAGAAGCAGTCATTAAATGTAGTACAGGCTTTACAACAGGCTCTGATAGCATATTGGGGATAACGACAGCTTCGAGGCCTTCATTGAGTTTTAATGACTGTGCAACGCCCTCCCCCACTGCCACATATAATGACACCCTAGGGTCACGTTTAAGCTCGAAATTCCACGCCTTCAAATCGGTATGGAGTACTTGTACGTACTTACTCGCTTGTATATTATTTAAAATCCCATGCTGTAAGGAGGAGTAAATGCAGACATCTGCTTCTTGCACGCTCCCGGTATCTTGAATAAATTTTACATATTTCCCTATTTCCTGCAGGAATTCTTTATTATCCCCGTCTTGGTAAATAAAAGTAATATCGAAGTACTTATGCATGGCTTTACAGAAGTTCTTCTCCCAAGTTTGAAGACCACTGACTTTCCTTAAAGTTTTAGTATATAGAATTACTCGCATAGTCTTTTAAGTTTATCCTCATAAATCGGCTTCTGGGCCTCCCAGCTCATCCCCTCTGCTATTCTCCGGGCATATTTGCTCATGTCCTTAAAACCGCCCTTTAACTTCTCAATTTTGGCAACTAGATCATCTACATCAACATCATAAATAGGAATATTAGTGTGAGCTTGGAAACTTCCCTTTATAGAAGCTTCAACTAACCACATCTGAGGAAGTATATAGTTGTTTGGAGATATATTTGGCATTATAACCGGCATTCCGGCACTTAAAGCCTCCCACATAGGTAAACAAAGCCCTCCATACCGTCTGGGAAGTACTAAAATATCACCCCATTTATACATATCCTTTTTATCGAGCGTATCCTCTATTATTTCGAACCTACCCCATAGTCTGTATTGTACCGCCAGTAACTCTTTTTGAACAGGCTTAAAATGCTCTACAGCTCGCTGTTCATTTGGCTGTTGTAAAAAAACTTTGAAATTATACCCGTCACCAAGCTTTTCAGCCATTTTTAGAAAAGTAAGTGTTCCATTTCTATCTTGAGCCGCAGGTCTTCCAATAATATGAACTAAGGTTTTGACCTCGGATCTTTCCCGGAATGAAATAATTGTTGTGTCGACAGGAACTGGCCAATGATCTACTTTTGCTAAATTCATCGCCTTTACTCTTTCTATTCCCCACATCGAAGGAGAAGCTAAAACATCAGGAACGGGTAGAGCAGTCTTTCTAAAATAATCTAGAAATTCATAATTATATTGCTGAACGGTTTTGACGCCCTTTTTACGAGCATATTCATATAAATGATAATTAAGAGGTGTTTCACAAACAAAGACAACGTCCATACCATCTACAAGCCACTCGCAGGCCTCATTTGATAGTAATTCATATTTTGAGGCTTCGAAGACATAGGGTTGGAAATATCGCTCGTGGTGAGTTTCAACACCGTTTAATTGCTTTAAATCAACTAGAAGGACTTTGTCGGGCCTCATATGCTCGTAAAACTCTAATGTTTGATATCCCAAACCTGTATTTGTCGAGTATGCTAGGAGCCCTATTTTCATTGTTTTTTATATTAAAAAGTCATTGAATATTTTTCTTCAGAACCTCGCCCATCGGTATGGTAGCTTCGCTTTATATTTCCATCCGGATGATAGAGCCACACTTTAAACATATTCCATCCGTGTATTTGCTGTCTGGCAAATGATGTCGTTACTACACTATACATCTTATCCTCTATAAACGTTTTTGCCTCGGCTGTAAAATGGTCTCTTAAAATTCTATTGTAAAATTCCGAAGAGGCAACATGGGGCCTCTGAGACCACTGCCAAGTTCTTACAGCTTTCACTCCGTAATTCTCCACTGGAGTTTTGTCTATCATGAGGTATTCGTGAGGCTGGGGAATAAAGGATTCAAAGTGAAATCGCATGACATCTGCAAGCCTTGAATCTATCATCTTGAATATCCCTCCCCATTCAATAGGTAAATCGGGAGTTAAAGGTGCATCATGTTCCATATATAGTATTTTGTCGGTTCTGACGTACTTCATGGCTTCACGCATCATTCCCACCTGATGGGTGTGGTCTTCGAATACAATAGGCACTATGTTTTTATATACATGGTTACATTTCCATAGCATTTTCCTTATATATTCTTCGTAATTTGGCCTTCGAGTTTCTTGTTCCTTCCTGACCCCATCGAATGTAATTATTATTTCTATATCTGGGTGATGATGTCTGATAGTGGCGATAGTTTCTTCTATCATCGCAGTACTTGGATTTGTATATCCCGGGGAAGTTGGAATAATCGCTGTAAGGCCACTATTGTTCATTTTGTTACCAGTAACGAAATGATAATCTTCTAGTAAACTGTGGTATAAATTCCTCTTATACATCTGCCACCAAGCAAATACTTTGTTTGACCTATTAGGGTAAGTATCGTTAAAAAAGTTTATATAATCCTCTACTTTACTCCAATCCTCTAACACTGGGAAAGGTAGATCCTCTCCGAATAGTGTATGCCAATAACCTTTCTCAGAGCTTCTAGAGGAGATCGCATCGGCAATTGGAATACACCCGGCTTCCAAAGCTTCGTAAAACCTGAATGTATCGGGAGTGGCTGGCCCGGATGGACACGGTATTACTACGCTTTTATAAAGTTCGTTTATATATTCCTCAGGAGGGATACCCTGTGTAAACCCCAGGGTTTCTATTAATTTTCCATTCGGTACTTTTCTTAAGGCTCGGATACATTCACCTCGTCTTTTATGGGTATTTTGACCTGCAAAAAACCATCTTTGAGTTTTACTTGGTGCCTCTTTTGAGATCTTTTCACAATGCGGTGTTGGGCCTTCACCTATAAAGTGGTCCACGTTCATATACTTTTTATCCTGATGTGGAGTCATCATCCAAAGTTTCATATTGGGGTGTTGGAGCCTTTCTAAGGGAAATGAGGCCTCTTCATCTCCGGCTATGATTAGGAGAACACCAGCGAGACGATTTATATATGTATTTATTTGATCTGCAAATTCAACATTATGTCTCCCCGGAACAACTATAATCGCATGCCCACCAGTGGATGAAGGATAAGAAATATACTCCTCGAATTCCGGCCCAGAGAGCATCTTCTCTATTAAATACATATCCCAATAACCTCGCTCAGGGGAGCTTGGGTTGAAATTTAGGAACTTCACCGGTATTTTCATATTTCGGAATTAATGCTGAAATTAAATAATGACGATAGTGATTAAAGACTACTATTACATCTTTTCCCTTTACATTAACTTTATAGTTTAAACTTGCACCTCGAGCATAAGTACTTATTGTCGGAATCTTGCCTCCTTCGATTAAATCCACTAATTGTTTTATTTCCCATCCTGCCATTGTTATTCCGAATCGATCACGAAGTTTTTGCTGAAAATGATCATTTGTTTTTTTCATTATTAAACTTAAATAAAATATGGAGCTCATGATCGTAAGTTAGATAGTTCTCTTCGAAGCCTAACTCTTCCATATAATTTTTAAGCATCGGATAATTTTGCCGATGATTATCCGCCATGAAAGCAGGGTGAACAGAAACGTAAACTAATGGTTTATGTCTTAATAAAGTCTCCCTTGCACCTTTTAGAACTTCGAACTCCGAACCTTCGACATCCATTGTAATCATTTTTAATGGTTCTAAAATATCATACATGAAATCATCTATTTTAATTTGTGGAATTTCACCGGGATCCTTTAATTCCTTAAATCCGTGATTCCCAATTAACTCTCCATAGGCACATTTAGGCCAGTCGAAAGATACTCCACCATCTTTTAAATCGGTAATACTAGATGCAAACCCCACGAAGATAGCAGTGGGCTTCGGCAGGTTATTAGCTTCCCAGATCGCTCTTATATTTGTCCAGACGAGAGGGTTCGGTTCAAACATCATAATCTTGCCAGTCTTCTGAGCAAGGAGAGCGGAAATATCGCCTTCTTCAGTTCCAATATCTAAAACAAGATCTCCTTTTTCTATGTTCGCCATCATTGATTCAATTCTTTCTACTTCCCAACCGGTGATCCACTCGGGTCTTTCGGCTCGGTGATCGGGAAGAGTTAAATTATATTTTCCATTTAATAAAACTTGTTTCATATTTTTGTTAGTGGTTTATATATAGTAGTGCTCTACTCTAGCGATATGTCCCCTTAATTACCCCTACTCCGGGCATTAATGCCTAAAAATGGGGCATAATCGGAGTAGAGTAGAGTGTTCAATTATTTACAACTGTCTCCAACATTGTACTCAATCGCTGAGTATAAGTATGATCTTTTTTAGTTCTTTCGTGACCTCGCATTCGAATAGACTCTCGCTCCTCGTTATTAACCAAATAATAATCAATTAGGTATTTTAGGTATTTAAAGTTATTAAAGGGGTAAGTTATTATTTCGGCTTTACTAGTGTCGTAATGCAACTCCTTTTTTTCGGGTAAATTAAAGAGCTCGTCTATCCCCTTAATGAATGGATGGATTATAAAACCACCTCTACCAGTTACTTCGAATATTCTATCGCTCAGATAATACGGATAATTGAAATCCTTACACAAAGTATCGCCAATTATTATTTTAGAAGAGGCGTATAAATCATTAAGATTCTGTCCTCTCATCTTCGGCTCATGTCCGTGATCGTAATGCTTGAATCTAGATCCGTAAGTCTTCTCTAGCCAGTTAATTAGCTTCTGTCTGTAAGGCCACTCTTTGTGGTGACCTCTTGAACCTGTGAAAACAATATCGTGAGTAAACTCTGGCTTTTGATTCCCGACCTCACATTCATCCTCGAATACTCCTGCAGGAAGATAAAAAGCTTTAGGGTAACCTTCTCTTTCATTTAACCAATTAACCATTAATTTATCAGTACAAAAAAAGAAATCCATTTGTTTCCAATACTCATCATCCAAGAGATCTTTTTCCCTTTCTATTCCTAACCATAAATCCAAATGATAACCCACCACTGGGATTTTAAATTCTTTAACCTTCTCTAATATATAATCTAAATTCTCAGTCTTCCATCCATGAGTATGAACCCAGAAGAATATGTCGCATTCCAATATGAAACCAAGCTCATCTTTATTTATAGGGTGACCTTCTTGATAGATAATTACCTCATGACCCATTTTCCTTAAAGTTCGCATATAGTGTGACTCAGAGGTGTAGTTGACGCTAAAATTTCCTAAAAATGCTATTTTCATATTATTCTCCGATTAATTTAAGATAATCTGCCAATTTAACGCAGTCAGTATGTTCCTCTTCCGGAAAACCGCAGAGTTTGCTTATTTCCTTGCTATATTTAGCTGAACTGGTAGTACACTCCATTATTTGCATATGCAAAATATCGATAGAAAGGATGACAAAGTCTTTATAACTATCTTTCTCTCTTTCAATCCAACCATAGATTAAACAAGCCCCAACATCTGGAATAACTCTGTCCCACTTAACAAAAGTAAACCGATCTAATAGATCTTTCATATATAAATTATTATAAATTAAGTAATTTTCGGGCTTCTTCAGGAGTGACTATCTTTCCATACATAAAACTAGAGAGATCGGCGACAATGGCGTCGAATATTCGAGCTCTTAGACCTATATATCGACATTTAGTATAAACCCAGGAGATTTCAGCTTTGTAGGCCTCCAGCTCTTGCTCTAACCTAAATTGTTCATCAGCTAGGTATCTATCCCACCATGCCTCGACCCCATAAGCAAATTGTTGTTTTATATGCACTTTCTCGTGGGCGATTTTTTGAGGCCCAACTCGGAATTTGCAGTGAATAGTATCTCCATAAGTAAAAATAACCCCTCCATTCCAACTAATACCGAACTTATCAACGCAAGCTTGGAATACAGGGGGCTTTTCTTTTGATCTAATAAAACTCATATCTTTGTAGGGTTTTTAAGCTTGGATAATTTATTCCATACTTCTTCGGTAACTATCCAACCTCCCATTTTTTTAGCAACTTCCACATAAAAAGCACCCTCACCGTGATTCTGTACTAAATAAATATCATCGAGGGCCACATTTACAGTGACTTTAGTGATCTTTAATTTACCAGTTTCACCATCAGTATTTTCTATTGTTGCTGGGAACTGCACAGATTTCTTTACTTTATTAAACATAGAATCGAAGTAATAATTAAATATTCGAGGAGTGGGTATCGAACCCACGATCTCTAAGTTATGAGCTTAGCGAGATGCCACTTCTCCATCCTCGGGCTTTTTGTTATGTTCTTTAACTTGCTGGTTGTATAAATTTGCTATGAACCAGAACCAATTCATACCAAAGCTCCATACATCCTCTGCCTCTTTTTTAGTTCTTTTCCACTCACTCGTTACTGTTTGCTCGTGAATATAAGCCTCTTTCGCTTTGTCGAGGATTGATATCTTGGGGCTAATTTTTTCCAGTTTCTTCGGTAGTTTTTCCATTTTCGATGCTATAAACGCTGTCCTCCAATCCAAGGGCAGATAAAATTTTATAATAGTTATCTAATCTCATTGTAGTTTCACCGTTTAACCAACTATAAATAGTTTTTCTAGGAATTTTGATCCTTCTCGATAGCTCAGAAATGGAGACCTTTTGTTTGTCTAATTCTTCCTCCATATGCTGAAGAAATAATTCAACTTTGGCTTTGTAGTCCTCCATGTATGTATTCTTAAAAGTAAATAAATACATTGTAACCTATTCGTTACCCGAAATGAAGCTCTTGATTTTAATTTCAAAAAACTTTCTTAGTTCGGATGTTGCCTCATTATGATAGTGCGTCCTTTGTGTTCTTGCCTGTTCATAGTCTCGTACAGCCTCGTTATAAACGGACATTAAAAATGGTTCGAAGGTTTCTAAAATTTCACCCTTCGCCTGTATGATAATAGCTCTCCTTTTTGCTTTCCTACTTGCTCTTCGTGCCTTCCGAATAGGGTCTATAAATCTTATATAAAAACCCTGAAGGATGGAGTCCAAGGTATCCCCTATTCTTTTCAATGCTTTTTCCATTTAGTTTAAATAATAAAAATAAATTATTGTATCGCATCCATCTCCTCTTGTGTAAGGCTCACATCTTCGCTGTCATCTTCTACTAAATTCGCCTCTAATGATTGTAGAGTAGCGTGTCTATTGTCTAGCAATCGTCTCAATTCCTGAACCTGTTTTTCTGTAAATGGTTGTTTTGGATCCTTCACATAAGTTTCGAAGTTCGCTCGAGTTTCTTCTAAGGCATCTAGGTTCTCTATCTGTGCAATCTTCACCTCGTAAGACTTCATCATTTTAGTTGCAAGAGCTAGTTCAGCCTGATCCACTTTTGGAGCCGGGGTCGGCCTCTGTGCTGGTGCTTGTTGTGTTTTTGTAGGATATGGTTTTTTAGTCTCTTGCTTAGACTCTACAGTCCCGTCAGTATCTTCTTCGGTAATCAACCCTAAAGCTAACATTAAAGTATATCTTCTAATGTAAGTAATTGTGGCCCCTAACGCCTGTAAACTGTTCATCTTTCCTGCAGAGGCATCAAGTTTGGATATTTCTAATTCAGTATCTCTCATTTGACCAGAAGGTACATGAATCACTCGAGTTACAAATTTGCTATTATCTCCTTTAAAGAATTGCATATACATAAGATCGCATTCCTGAAGAACCGGTCTTATAGCATCTGCTACGGAATCAAGAGCCGCATACATATAACCATAACCCTTTGTTGTCTTTGAAATATTTAACGCTTTCCCTTGGAACTTAAACAAAGCTTCATAAAGCTTATTTTGAGGATAATCTACCTGTTTAGGTTTTGCCTCAGGTTGAGTTTTATCTCCCATATATAGTTAGTTTAATAAATAATATACTAGAGTGTAACCTTTTAGTTACAGTATGTCAATAATAAGGAGGGAAAAAGAAGTTTATAGCACCCTTTAAAACACCGAGTAAAATTACTATTACAATAGCAAATACCACAGCAACGAAAATATAAGCCATTAGTTTTTCAAATTTATTTGGTGGTCTTTTCATGATTTAGTCTCTTAATTCCGGCCCTCGAATTTTTTCGATAGCTTCGGGGGAAAGATTATTAATTAAATTAAATAGATCAGTTATAGAAAATAACCGTTCAGACATAATGAAGCCAAGCTTCTGTGTAGCTTTATCCAACTCTTCGATAAACTCAGGATTTAGAGAATCTAAGCCTTGAGCAACTTGTTCTAAGGTTTTAGCCATTTGTAACAGTTGTTCCTGATTCATTATCATCTGTGTAGTTTTTAAAAGTATTTAAAATATTCTCAAGATAATCAGTAGCATGATCCCCTGCCATTTTTGTACCGATTCTTCTTCAACATAACTAATTGTAACCTTATCGTTACTATAAGTCAACTATCATTTCTCTACTTCTTGGTTATTACTTACACTAAAACTTGGCAACAATACAGACTTTAATATTGAAATAACTATCGCTAATCCCACACAGTCCCAGAATGGTATATTTTGGTATATTTCCGGTAGGAAATAGAAATATTTAGGGGCCAGATTATTCCACACAAAGTAGAATGGAATAGATAAAGAGATAGTATAAAGGAAACTAATAAACCATCCGACTACCGGCAAACAACCATTGATATTTACTGCCATATAAAATTTGTAAAAATTAAGTATTTTTAGGGGGAACTAATGTTATTGCAACACCCTCGTTGTTGGCATACCAACATATTCTATAAAATAAAGAAGGATCACCTGCGAACGCATCTAACATCATAATTAACTCAGCATTGGCCTTCTTCGCTTCCGCAACAGCTTTTATAAATTGCGGAGCTTTTAACTCTATGATTTTCACATCTCTATCGGTAATTGACTTCATTATCTTGATCTAACGAATTTAATGTTATTTGCAACCATCCATGCAGAGAAAGCTTTCGCGTCTTTTAAAAGTCCACGACAGTTTTGTAAATCATTTCGATCAGAACCGAATCGACTAGCTTCTACCATACGATTGACGATCTGCTTATCTTCTAAACCTTGAACTAACATATTAGCCATTAAGACAATATCCTTCGAGGCTTCAAGGTGAGTTTTTCGATTCGTTACCTCTCTTTTTTCCTTTTCAAATGCACTTTCAAGTAAGGATGGATTCTCTTTAGCATCAGACATTGGATGTAATTTAACAAATAAATAGATATAGAATAATGTAACCTTTTAGTGGCAATAAGTCAACAAGTTCTTAGTCTTCATAAGATGCTTTTATTTTTAAAATCATAGATTTAATCTCGGCTTTCTTTTTCTTCAGATCTTCATACAAAGTTTTATCAGAGGCATATTTTTTTATATCCGCAGTTACTTTGTTTAACTCCTTCTTCAGGAATTCAATTTGCTTAATTCGTGGATCTTGTTGCTCTGAGCCCATTTTGATCTTTTTCGTGGAGTCACGAAAATGTTCAGTCTTCTTTTTTCCATGGGCCATAGTGTCAACTGGCTTTTTGCAATATAGACATACCGGGGGATATCCAATAGTTTTGGTATGCTCGCAAGTCTTCTTCTTAACCTCTTTCATAGTAATTTTATAAGAAATATTATGTTTTATTAAATAGCCGTTTTTATAAGCCCATGCTGGTTCGGCATGAATCTTAGCGTGACATTTTACGCAAACATGGATGACTTTTTCCCCATACCTCCTATGCTGAATATGGTGCTGACAACACTCACGCCATTCTCTACAAACTTCGCAATAGGTGTAAATCCACCCAGCTTTTTTATTGTAATTTTCCATAGTCTTGGTGAATCTCAGGCATATGCTTCATCATATCTGGAAGTTTCCATCCCTCCGGAAAGTGCTTATCCATCCACTTGGATTGGTAAACTCTAAATTTCTGAGCCTGCTCTTCTTGCTCTTTTTCCTTTTTAGCTTTTAACTTAGCCTTTTCCTCTCGAGCCTTCTTTTGTTTATTTGTAGGTTCATCTGTGGGGCTGATATCGTAAATATATCTTCTGTTCAAAATCCTACTATTAATCGTTAAAAAATCTACGTCACTATTAAAAAGTACCTGAGCGAATTTTTGGAACTGTTCAAATTCTATAACCTCCTCCTTCATGAAGCTATCCGTTATTTTGTAGTTACTGCCTTCAGCTATTTCGAAGAACACCTTTTTTATAGTTGGTGTATTTATTCCGTTTCCCATATAAAGAAGTTAAAAATTAAATTATCCCAAGTTTTGACTTTGTACCTATCGTATTCACATCATTAATACCGTGCTTACTGTTTTGTATCCACTTAAAGTATGCAAGCTTATAATTCTTATAACCATAATCCTTTATTTCAATACCTTCTAAGAACTCAATCATTACAAGTTTGCAGTTTTTAGTTGGGTATTTTTTCTGTGCCTCGGCAAATATTTCTCTAGCATTTTTTTTGAAGTATTTTTTTGTGTATTTAATAACATCTTCAACTTCTTCTTCATCTTCTTCTTCATCTTCTTCTTCATCGGTTACTTTGCTTACTTTTGCTAAGCTTTGCTTACTTTTGCTTACTTTTGCTTTAACTCCCCATTCAACTTCTTCTTCATCGGTTACTTTGCTTACTTTTGCTAAGCTTTGCTTACTTTTGCTTACTTTTGCTTTAACTCCCCATCTCTTTTGAGAACTGGCTAATCCGCCCTTTCTACCTGCTTCGGCCCTTGCCTCTTTTACTTCTGAGTACTTTTTGTCGTCGATTTTGAGCTGTATTTTTATGAAGTTAAATGCCATTTTTATATGCGAAGGTAAGTCTATAATTTCCCCGGATATTTCGTACTGAAAGATTGCTCTAAAGAGAAGTCCAAGATCTTCGTTGGAGAAATCCCCTATTGCCTCGTAAAAGGTAAGGTATATTAAAAAAGACTTTTTGTTATTTTTATCCATAGTTTTATAGTTATAGACCTAAAGCTGAACGGCGAATCGTCAGAAGCTCCGCCCAGCTGTAGAATTATAATCATTTCATGGTAATTTTCATTTTGGTGACGATTCCTTTCATACTTTATAAAATACTCGAAGGAGAATCTATTGTCAAGTTTTCGTTACACTTTTGGAGAATAAAAAACCCCCGATTTGGGGGCTTTGAAGTTTAGTCGTTAGACTCTGGTTTTGGGCCAGATCCTGCTTCATCAGCATTTTCAGGTTTCTTAACTTCCTCTATTTGGTCTACTTGTTCCTCGGGAGTTGGGTTTACTTCCTTTTCTAAATCTTTTGTTGATTCTTTTGTCATGCTAAAAATAATAAAAAGTATTAATTACAATCTACATGACAATATTAAAGTTAAGGCCAATTCTATGTAAAATTTGTATTAAGCTTAGTGAAGTAACGCTTGTGTTTCTTCTAGCTTAGTATGTAATTTAGCAATAGTCTTTGGGTCGTTCTCTTGAGCCAACATTTTGGTTCCTGAATCAACTGCGTATTGCTGTAGTAAGTTGTAAACAACAGTAAGGAACGGAATTAAACCATCAAAAATTAGTTTAATGTAATCGTTCGTTAGAGTTGCATTATATTCAGTAATATCTATAATTAAAAGATTAGTAAATCCAGATGCAACGAATGAAATTAAAACCATTAAGGCAATCTTAACTTTTGGATGAAGGGAGTTGTAACCCTTAGCAATTAATTTGCTTAAACCTCCGAAGAAGTTTGAAAGTCCTGTTTTTATCTTTTCCATAATTTTTTAATTAAATTAATAATAAATATAATTAGATTAAACCCTGTTGTAGGTTTCTCAGGCTCTGTAGGCACCTCTGGTTCAGGTGTTGGCTTTAAGAATGAATCAAGTTTTTCAATTGTACTTTTAGTTTTATTAATTCTTAAAAGGTCAATAGTTTTTCCGGGAGTCATTTCTATTTGCTGGATTTTAAAGGCATTGACCGCATCTGATTCTAATTCAAACTCGAATTCTATAATATCATTTCCGGAAATATCCACTCCATAAACAATAATATCAGGAGCTATAGGCCTTGTATAAAAGTCTAGTTGATCCTTGGTATTTTTCGTTTTGTTAACTCTTATAAGTGCGACCGAGGCTCCTTGAGCAAGTACAGTTTTCTGCTCATTAAATTTAGCTCGGGCCTCATTTTCGTCGTTGAATTCCTGAAGGAGTGTTCCATTAATTAAAACTTGGAACTTTATAATATCGGGAACTTCAACAACAGGTGGTTGATAACCATACTTTTTAAAGGTATTTATATCTCCGAAGAAGACATTTAAATCTACGTCGCCACCAATTCCGTTAACTCTTCCAGTAGCAGAGTATTGTTTCATAGCAATTACAGGCCATTGAGTTTGAGGGGCAGTGTCGGGATTTCCATCCCATAAAGCTAACCACAAACCGAAATCTCCTCTTACCACCCTACCCCAGTCTCCTTGAGTAGCTTTTGAAAGATTTATGTAGAGTAGAGGCTTATAACCGATTTTATTTTTTATATATTCTAGGAAAATAGATGCCCAGTTTCTCCAGTCGTCAAAAGTTGACCAGTTCTCTTCCATATCCAGAACTAAAACCTCATCTTTATCAGGAGTTCCAACAACATCTAAAAACCATTGAGCTTCTTTTTCGGGGATATTATATTGTGGGTAAGCATAGTGATACATTCCATGAGGAATGCCTAATCTTCGACATTCATTTCTGCTTCTATCAAATTGAACGTCTCTATACCCAACTCCGTAACTAGATCTAATGATGATAAACTCTTTCACTTGCTTAACAGCATTGAAATCATAAGCACCCTGCCATGTTGAAGTATCTATTCCAAGAGCCATATTTTGAAATTTAACAAATATAATATTGTATCGAAAACCTCGCTATACTTCAAATTTTCCGTAGAAACTTGAGAAAGGCCCAACCCCCTTTTTGACTGACTCGTTTAAATTGCCCCTTAAAACATCGCCTAATGCCTCAAGGTCTGCTTTTTCTTGGAAAGTGGCACCACGATTCAATACGTTGAAACTAGCGAGGCTAGTGTAGTTTAAAAATAGCAATCGATTCGCTTCCTCCGGATTCTCTTCCATCCAGAGTCTGTGCTCATTGCATATAACGTACCCGTTATTTAAATCAAATTTGAAATGGAGATTGTCTTCAGGTATAAGTCGAGCTAAACTCAGCGAATTACCACATTTGATACCAAGAGCGATATTATCCCAGATGCATTGGTTGTGGTAGATCAATGAGATAGCGTGATTGTAAATCGTCTCGAGGTCTTCCTCAGATTGTGACATTCTATTATTATATCACTTTGGCGTTACGGTTTTGAAGTTGCACTCGAACTCATCATTTACTGTAGGAGTAGCTCCTAATGAAGAGATTTGATTTTGAAGGATACAGATATTGGAAGATAGCTTATCTATCGTTAGTTGTTGGGTTGTAATTTTACCGTTCTGTTCTTCTAATTTTATATTTAATTCCTCTAATGAAGTTTGATTATTTCTAATTTCTATTAGAAGCCGATCTTGATCATTGGTCTTATCTACAAAGGTAAAGTAGATGAACCACGCAATACCTATGAGGATGAGAAATCCAAATATGGAGGTTAATAATGGAGTGTTTCGAACCACGAATTTATAGGCCTTATTCATTTTCATGTTCCTTCGCTCTGGCGTACTGTCTGTCTTCAATTCGGGTTTTGAGAGCCCTAACAGTTCTTTTGTTTCCATAATTAGGTATTAAGTTATCAAGTAATTCTAGAAATAAGAAAGACAAATCATCGGTGGACTCCGCCTGTTTATCGATTTTCTGCCCATTTGCCTTTGTTACTCTCAACTGTTCTTGAGTAGATGTTTTATCTTTATTTATTAAATATACAATAAAAAGACCCGAACCACCAAATGTTGAAATAAAAAGTCCTATTTCATCCATGATATATCTCGTTTATTAAATTTATTTAATGTGTAATTTCTTATAACATAATATCGGAATTCTCTTTAATACACACCCCTTATTTCTTATTTATATCTAATAACGAAATAAGTCGTAAAGTATGGATCTAAGTTATTATGTGCATCCCCCGAGCCTGCGTTTTGATTAGTTGCGGTTGTACTTCCTACAGAGTCATCTCCAACTCCCGGAGTAACCCAACCTCCACCTGCAGATTGTAAACCGGGCGATGCGTTATTTTCTATCCATGTACTATGAGTATGCGAGTTCTGTAAATGTGTATGAACCGCTAACTCTGCAGTAGTTAAAGTATGAGTTTTTGAACCACCAGTAACACCTAAAGTTTTAAATTCCGTTTGAGAATTATCGACCCCGATTGGCTTTCTTCCAGCACCCGGTGGTAAGTTAAAAGTAGTGGATCCATTACCCAAACCGTGTGGACAACTTCGCATTGAATGAATTCCTGATTGAGATCCGGTTGTTGCTATTTTTGTGCCAGCAATAGCATTCACAAGAGATGTCGCAAGCCAGAATGTATTAGTATCGTTCGCAATTACATAGTAAATCGTGTTTACACTGAGCCCTGTTGGCAATGCCCCTGTAGTGGTCATGTAGATTTTATCCCCGGTTTTGAAAGGATGTGAATTTAATGTGAATACTCCGGGAGTCGCAATTGTTAAAGTAAAATCTCCAATGAGAGGCACTATAGTATTAAATAATTCGGAATAGTCAGTCCTGCTTATAGCTGAACCGTCTCTTACTAAAAATCCGTAAGGTAATACAATTGTATCCCACATAATAGTGCCTCCCACAGGTATGATCATTCGAGCGATATTAATACCACCAATTTGAACATCTCCCCCTTCAGTAGGATCGTATTTCGCATTGAATGCAACTCCTTGTTGAGTCCAATCGATAACCGGGGTTCCAATGTTTAAAGTTCCTTCTATTATATAGTTTGTAAGCTTATCGTATAAACGAACTTCGACATCAAAAGATTTTGAAGCATCGAATCCTGAAGATCCTAAGTCTCCGTCTACATAATCCTCGAATTCTATATTTCCACTAGAGTCTGAAGAAACCGATAATGAATTCCATGTTTGAGCCCCCCACGCATCTGTCGTTTCTTTAAATCTATAATGTACGGTCGCTGTGTTTAATACTCCAGATCCGGGATCTGAGGTCGTATTCGAGGAGAAGTACTTCTTCCAGAATCTTCCGTTAAATACTAATTTTGTTGGAGTATCGATTCCGTTATCTCTTTGAAAATCAAGGCCGAATAGAATCACAGCTTCATACTCGGCCATAAGGGATAATGAATTATTAACTGTGGTGGTTAAACTTCGGGAATCAAAGGCTGTGACTGAGTTATCCGGAGTGTCGGCATTGTCTATGTCCATCTCAACTGTTGATCCTGCACTATAGGCAATTTCGGATTGCTGACCACCGGCAACAAATCTGTATTTTATTCCAGTCGCACTATTTAAAGGCACCATTTTATTACCTGAGGTAATTGAAGCCCTTATTTTAGAGTAACTTTTAATCATCTTTGTGGATGATCCGAGTAGAGTCGCTGTGCTAGACGACACTAGAACATTGCTATACTTATCCGTATTAATTATCGTCTTATCCACATTAGCGACCGTATATGTCGTAAACGTTGGCTTATTTGTTGTCTGATTTACAGAGGCAGTCCCGGCTTTATCTTGATTAGATCCGACTTGAGTCCCATACCCCCCATTTGTAAATGTTTGAAGTCTTACGGTTGCACCTACGCTCGTACCGCTGGGAACTTGAGCATACATTGCATCGATTTCCCCAGAGTTGAAAGTTAGAGAAATGCTCGAAGTCTGGCCGAGAGTTTGGGTTTTTATCAAAGATCCGTTCACATAAGTTAGAGCTTTTAGATGTAGATTTCCCGGATTGCTTATTATAAGAGGGATTGAATCTCCTATTACAAAGTTAACTGAGTTTGAAATACTCGCCTGCCTTGGTATAGTAGGAAGAGAAACGGTCTGTCCAAAATTGAAAGTTCCCCATGAGATATCTGTATTCCCATCAAATCCCACATAACAGGATTTAGTACCATCTGAATTATGGGCTACGGTTACAGTTCGGCTTCGAACGACTTGATCAGTTGTCCCACCTTGTAAATTAAATGTTATAGAGGAATTGCTGTCATTTCCATTAATGTTTGAGTTGGCGTTTGCACTCCCGGAAAGGTTAAACCCGTAATAGGCAGTATTTACCCTTTGAAAGTGAAGCTCTGCGTATACATTCGAAGTATTGTTTACAATATCCTGACTGCTTACATACCACGTTATATACGGTCTTACGTTTCCTGAACCTATTCCTGAAAATGAACCATAAATTTCTGCCATTTTTTAATTATTAACAACTAACATTCCACCGGTATTTGTTGGGATTATTCGAGTACTTTTTTCTGCGTTTTGATATCTTTGAATGATTAGGTAATCCTGAACGGTTAACTTAGTTACTGTACCGGAGTCTTTATCAACCAATAATATCACTCTTTCAGACCCAGAAGAAGTGTCATATACTGCAAACTTTCTGTTATCTAAAAGTGATTTAAAAGGATCCGTTTGAGAGGTAATGGAAAAACCATCTTTATCGAATCTGAAGCCTTTCCCATAAACTTCGTTTGGTGCTTGAACCCATCCGTTAATATCGCCCCTTACTATTACTATATCACTAATTGTAAGTTCTCCATCTGTATAGGCGGTATTATCTATATTTAAAGTGGTGCTGGATCCTGTCGCAGTAAACTGCCTCTTGAAGGTCGCCCAGCTTAAACTCTCGGGTAAAGTTATCCCCCCAGACACACCAGTTAAGGTAATATCGGTATCTTCTGCAGATTTATATCGGAAATATAATGTATACATTTCTCCCTCGATCGTAGATATAGTTTGTTGAATATACTGCTCCGCCAAGAAGAATGCAGATCCACTTTCAGTATTCACAGTTGTATCAGAAGTTTGATCAATTGTTGCATCGTTGTCCGCATCTATTAAGTCTCCTTCGGTATCAAATAATTGCCATTCCTCTATACTTTCTTTTAACCCTGCAGAATTCTTAATTAAGTTTATTCCTCCGGTTTGAGATACTTTTAACGTTAAAGCCTCGGCAGTTTGCTGAAGCTCGGTTACGTCTTCTTGGATAATCGTAATGCTATCTTCGTTGGCATCGATTCTGTTTTGTGCATTATTTACCTGCTCGGTAATTGCCGATATGGAGTTTGTAATAGAGTCAGTCAGAATAGATATCTGAGCGGTATTTCCTTCCATATCTGCGTTCAGAATTTCAATCAGTCCCTTTTGCTTATTTACTATGATTTCAGTATTTCTAATTCTTCGGCCAATGATTCCTGCAGTATCATAATCGGTTTTAGTTTTATCAGGTGTTTTTGCGAGTATAGTTTCCGATACTCCACCGGTAATGTTTATGGTTATATCCAAAATGACGACTTCTGCTTCTACACCGTTAGGATCTTTCACTATAATTCTGTCTCCGACTTCGAAGTATCCTAATCCCATCGTATCTGCAGAAAAGGGTTTAAATGAAGTTCCTATTAAGGCAGTAGCTATGGGGACAATGGCAGTCTCCCTGTCAGCGTCAACGATTAAATTATTTACTATTCTAAACTCTAAAGGCACGACCTCATCTAGAAGAATGTTTGATCCATTCTCTAAAAGTAATACGTCTCCATTTTCGAGTAATAAAAAACTCATTAAAAGAATGCTAAAAAGTTCGAATTAACTGACGGCCCTGGCCCGCCTCCCGGTTCTGATACCGTTAACAGTAATTCAGCAGATTTAGCGAGGCTTTGATCTGCAGAGGCTATATCAGTTGTTCCGGAGTTCCATGTAAGTATTATAACTAATTTTGATCCAGCACTGGCTCTATCTGCCCACTCTTGGATTACAGTTTTTATATCCGGTGATAAATCATACCCAGCATTTGATAATGTTTCTGACCATGTAATATGTGCAGTTGTAAGAACTCTGTCACTTAAATTATCTGAGGCAGATGTAAAATCGGAGGGAGTATCAACGTCTTCTGCGTAAATTTCGCAGTTTAATGTTAAATTACTTCCGTTAAAAGATTGTACTTTCAGATAGGCAGAATCTATAACTAGACCCTGTATGTCTACTTTTCTAAACATAAACCCGACGTGCCTATTATTTGTATCCAGTCTTAAGCTTGTAGATGTTAATTGATCTGCATTTCCATTTGTAGCTTGGTAATTATCATCGCCACCACTTGCAACGTGTAGATTTACCACACCACTTCTATTCCCAATGAAGGCGGTATCTGCAGAAATAAAGTCTTGGTAATAATCATAAGTTGCGTTAGCAACGTAAGCCATACCCGAGATAAGTTTCCGAGCCGTTATACTTCCTCCTGTATTTGTATCTCCAGAGTCATAATCGGGTGAACCTGCAAGCCCGTTATTTAGCCAGAGCTGGATTCTTCCAGTCGAACCGTGAAATTTAACACGAATTTCAATAGTAAATATCTGGTCTAAAGGTAGACTTACACCTGTGTCAATATATCCAGTCGCTGTAGTTGTCGCAGATAAACGAACAACTCCAGTTCCATAGTCTTCAATATTAAATTTTGCAATATCTACATCAGAGGCATCCCAGAGCGTAAAGAAACCAGCATATCCCCCGGCACCCCACGTTTGACCACTGGGAATAAAACCTTTCAACTGAACATATATATCGGAGTAATTTGCACCTAAATTTTTAACCGCCGAGGCGCTTCCCTCGCCTACAGAATTAAAGAATAGAGATTTACTTCCAATAACCTTTCCAGAGGTGTCAAGAGTAACGGTAGGGGCTCCCCAGACCTGAGAAACCGAGTCGAACGAACTGGGTAAACTACCCTCGAAATTGTCAGGGCCGAATAATAGAGCCATATTTTAAAAGTTATTAAGTAAAGCTATTAAGTCCCATTTTGTATCTGCTGAATTATAAACAAACCCTAGATACATCGTTTTACTAATTACCGTTGTCGTAGGTAAAGCTAAATCACTAGAAGCTCTATAAATAGCGTTCCAAGCCAAAGTTCCAGCAGTCCCATTATCTTTAATCCTAATTATTAACTTCTGTCCATCAGTTGGTGTACCAGATGGAGCCGCAAATGTAGCACCAGCCGCAAGAGCGGTAACATTGTACTGGTCGCTTGAATCGCCTGTTGGAGTAGGAGTACTACTTGATGTGGTTGTTCCTATTCTTGAAGTGATTCTCTTATTTGTTAAAGTTGCACTTGCACTATTTTTAGTTTGATCAGAAGTGTTACTTACATTATTTAAATGCAGTATTGATTTTGTTGTGGAAACTGATAGAGCTTCCGGCACTCCAGTACTAGCAGTATTTCTACCAATAAAAGAAGCAGGTGCCATATTTTCCATTTTCGAGAGGGTTATTGCACTATTATCTATAGTCCAAACACCACTTGAAACGGTAACATCCCCTTTATCGCCATCGCTTACACCTCCGCCGACTGCACTATCCACGTATGCCTTTATAGCTTTTTGTGAGGGTATTCGTGTGTCACTATTCGCTGTTAAAGATACGTCTGTATCTACCACGTTCGAAGCGAACATAGCTGTAGTCAAATTAGAGATCGAGTTATTTGTAGCGTTTATAGTTTTATTCGTTAGAGTGACCGATGCCGAGTTTTTTGTTGAATCCGAGGTATTGTCTACGTTTCCAAGCCCCACATCTGCCTTAGCAAGAGCAAGGTCGGTTTTTAATTGTGCCATCGTTCTATTAGTCCAAGCACCAGCTTTCCTTTGTAAGATATCATCATCTGTAGGAGATAATCCAGCGATAGTGGTTAAATCCGAATCGACAGGTTGTTTACTAGCGTCTAATCCGTAACGAGTATCTAATTGAGAAATAGCAACCTTCTTAGTAATTGGAGTTCCTCCGGTATCATCAACAATTGGAAGTACATCATCAGTAGCCAAAGCTGGGATTAAGTCTAATTCGGTTATTTTTTGATCAGCCATTTTTAAAATTTAATAGTTAAATAGTTTGAGCAATATTATCTTCCTGAGGTTGTCTGCTTAATACCACTGATGTTATCGGCCCATATGTTGGTTCTAATATCAATTTGTTTAAACTATTTTTATCTAAGGTTTCTAATATTGTATCACTTATATTTCGCACCACGAGTTCATCCGAATTATTAAATTCTATTATTGCACCAGAAACCTCAGCTATTTGCTCTAAAACGTCTCTAAAGGTTAACTTCTGATCTAAAAATAAATCTGCAGGTATTCCATAATCATCATTAGGGAATTCTGTTGTTGCTAACGTCCAGCTGAATCTAACACAGATAGCTTCTAACAATCCGAGTACAGTGGTGGGGTAGGTAATATCATAAATGGGTTCTAAATCATAAGGCTGAAGTGCTTCGTACATTTTATCGTATAGAGTAATCTTCGAGCTTGCGTTTGCTTTATTTGTTTCTACCTTCACAACTTTAAACGATCCATAATCTAAGTACTCTATGCTTTCATTTGGCAGTACTACCCCTAGTCCTAAATTTACGTATTTATCTAGGTAGTTATGAGAGCCGAGGTATGTAACAACCGCTCCTCTCATTACTGTTTTACATATAGAGGAACTGGCCGTTAATTTTATAGTCTGTAGATCATCATCTTGGTTAATCATATTTCCAGAGTCGTTTAGGTAGGCTTTTGCTTCCCTTCCCGGAGTTTTCATTGCTGTTTTAAATTCTTCTGATACGGTTATCATGGGATTTTTTTAAACGAGATAATATTTACACTAAATGGTGCATACACTTCAGTATCTTTTCTAAATAATGGGATTTTAAAGTCTCCAGCATAGAAGTCCTGAGTTTTCAATGAATTACTGGCCACGTCATACCAATCTACAGAGAAAGTAGAGTTTAGAAAAAGGTTTGTTAATATAGTCATCTCAGCTCGAGTAGTATAGGCAAATTCTAATGTTATTTTTATGAAATTCCCTATAAAAGTGGCATTAAGTTCTCCGGCCATATTTCGACCCCCGTCGGCCCATAATTTGACATAGTTAGGTTCATAGCTCTTAAGCTTTGGTAAATTTGTACTGTTTATCCTTACTAGTGTATTCATATTTATATATTTAATAACGGAGATCCAGATTCCAACGATTTCTGATTATGGTAATCAATGAATCCCTCGTAAATAGTATCTTCTCCGACTTTAATTACAATTGGTTGTTTTTCACCTCCAGCACCATTAAGCTTATCGGCTATCATATCAATCCAGCCGGTATTGTTTTCAAGAGGAACCACAGCTTCTTTTCCAGCCTCTCCAAGCATCGCAAAAGTAGGAGAGTCTATTACTCCTCCTCGAGCTAACTTTTGGATATAGCCTATTCTGAAGTCTATTTTTGAGCCTCCCGGAATAGCCGAGGCGACATCGGACACACTTTGAATCAAGTCATTAACATGTCTTATAAATCCATTTATTATATCGATGACTCCGTTTATAGCTCCCTTAATAGAATTCTGTATGCCGTTCCATATATTTTCCACAGTTGTTTTGATTCCATTCCATACCCCTTCGAATTGCTCCTTAAACCTATTTATAACCGGCATTATATTATCATTTATCCAGTTGATTACTGGCTGTATAGCCTGCATGATTCCGGCCCATACGTTCTCGGCAATTTCCCTTATTTTATTAAATACTATACTGAAGATATTTAATAAGTTTTGAATGACAGGAACTATAAGTTTAGATATAAGATCCCATAAAGCCTGAAGAATTGGTTTTAATATATTATCCCAAACAAAGCTCACAATACTTCGAATGGCTTCGAATACCTTAGTAAACGTTTCCCATAAGAAAGTAAGTATAGGTACGATTAAATCGATGATTTTTGATGCTAACGCTGAGAATATTTCTATAATTTTTGTAACTATATCAATAGCAATACTGAATGCAGGCACTATGTTTGCAAGGATAAAGTCTACTAATGGTTTTAATATATTTATCCATAGCCAATCGATTATTTGACCCAGTAGTTTTAACGCACCAACTAAGAAGGTCGCAATGCTGTCTATCAAAGGCTGAATTGCGGCTTGAATAGCTGGCCACTTCTCTTGAAAGACCGCCACCAGTTCGTTTACTTTAATCATGAATGAATCAAATACAGGCACTATATTTTTTTGAATCCAAGTTAGAGCACCAGATACCAATTGATCGATAGAGTTTCTAAAACTCTCAGAGTTAGTGTACAAAAGGTAAAACCCAGCGACTAAAGCGGCGATTACCCCAATGACAATTAAAACAGGACCGACTGTTGTTCCAAATATTGTGGCTATAACACCTAATACAACTTTCACTCCCTCTATAATCCCAGTTAAATTACCGAAGCCTCCAATCAACACCCCAATTATCGGAGATATCAATCGAAACCCTAAAAATAGGATCCCGACCCCTTTGGCAACATCTAAAAGGAATTGAACTATAGGATTCTCTAGTAAAGGCCCGAAGAGGTTCTTTACCGTTTCTTTTATCCCATTAAATTTACCTATTATTTCATCTGCGGTTTTGTTTATACTCTCGATTCCTGCATTGTCTATAGCACCACCACCTCCTACTGCTCCTGTATCAAATCCTCCAATTCCGCTATCTGCAGTCCCCCCACTAGATCCAGATCCAGAGTCCGGCTTACTTAGAATATTCATCTCGTCGAATGAAGCCAATCCTAATAATGATTTTTTAAGTTTATCAGCACTACTTGTTGTTGCATCTAAATTATTCCCAGTATCAACTAAAGCTCCTCCGAGGTTATTTTGAGCACTACTTGTTTTTAAAGACAAGTTCGCAAGACTCTCGAAGTTCTTGCCAATGCCCGGAAGTCTTGAGAGTAGAGTACCTACTACACGAACTATAGCAAGGAAATATCCAGCCACTTTATAAGAAAAGCTTCGGATACTTGATTCAGCACCGTTAAGGGTAGATTGAACTCCTCCGAAAAAGGCTAATAAAGACGTTTGAACGACTGATTGGATAGGCTTTATAAAATTGCCTAATGTGACCTTGATATTTGTAAGAGTAACCCCAAGTGAAGCTAATTGACCTTGAGTAGTATTAGCCAATCGAGCCGCATCCCCTTGAAATAAATTACCCTCTTTAAGAAGACCGTTATATAGGGCCTGTCTAATTCCTGCATCACTTGTAGCTTTATTTAAGTCCTGTTGAGAGTACCCAGCTTCTACTAAAATATTAGATAAGTTTTTTGTAATACCAGCATTGTCAACAAGGATAGAATTTCCATTTTTAATACCTTCAGTAGCAGATGTAATTGATTCCCCAAATCCCAATGAAGCTTGTCTTCCAAAAGCGGCAGAGTTTTTGAAAGTATTCATAAGATTTATAGCCTCCGGAAGACTAAAACCACTTGCAAGTAAATTTTTAAGCCCGAGAGCTGAATCTTGCACAGACATTAAACCATCTTCAGATAGCTCCTTAGCCGCTCTTGTAGCCTGAGGTATAGCCTCCATGCCGAGCTTCCTGCCTGCGACAGTTTCCAGCCCAATTAAAGCACTTTCGTATTGTTGCGTCGTACCAATAGAATCTCTTATAGTTCTATCTAAAAATCCTAAAGATCTATTGAATACATTTGTTACTACTTGAGCGGTAATGAAAGACTTTGTAAGTTTGGAGCCTATACTATTATTAAACCGATTAGTGTTCTTCTCCAAGTTACCAAGAGTCGATTGAATCTTGGTAAGCTCAGAGTGGAATTGATCAGCGTTTGCCGAAATTATTGTTTGTAATTCTTCAACTTTTATTGCCATTTGTAGTACCGCCTAAAATAATAGTATTTTTTAACATCACTCGTTCCATTTCTTCGACCGACATATCTTTCGGTTCCTCTTGCAAGCTCTCTTCCTTTGCTAGAAATGGTTGACTCGGATATCCTTTCGGATTATTAAAGGCAATACTAACATATTGACCCAGATTGAAATTGTTAAGATCCATCTCCCTTGCCCTATTCTTTTCTTTAGAAATGTATGCATTAACATGTTCTTCAAACTGTCTGGGGTTTAAGCTCCAGTAATCCTCGATTGTTAATCCAATTGAGAGGGCTGTTCGCTCTCCTTCTGTCCATTGGTCTGCAAAGCTTCGGGATTCTTCATCGCCTTCCTGAAGTTCTCCCCTATCTTCAGTTCCTTTGCTAAAAAACGATCTTCCTCTAACTTATCGATGATTTCACCATAAAGTGAAAAGACACTTCGATTTTCACCTCCAGCTAAATATGCATCAATAGCATCTAAAGCTTGATTCTCGTCTTTTTTTTCGAGTCTCATTCCCTTTCTAACTAATAATGTGATATTTCTCATAGAGAAATCTGAAGCAATCTTTACAAAAGATTCTCCGCCTCGTTCGTTTTCTGCTTCAATGATGCTTCTTGCTGTGAAAGTAAGATTCATATGTCCAAAATAAAATATAAAATAACGTACAAATTGAGTGGTCCCCGTTTATTTGCGGAGACCACCTGGATTTAAACGCTTAATCCGGATGATGGATCGTAGTTTGGTTTACCAGAAACTCTGATAACTGCACTATAAGATCTTAATCCCTCTGGTGTCATTTCACCTTCCTTGAACGTTCTAACGTATCCGTTAAAAGTCCAAACGCTTCCGTTAGGAGAGTCGATTTCCCAGCCTTCTATAGTCTGAGCTTGTGCTAGGGCGTACATTGATGCCACCTGAGCGTCATCTTTGATTAAGCCTTTCAATGCAACTTCTCCCGCATCTTTTAATCCTGCGATAGATTCTTTATACCCATTTGGTGAGTCTAAAGTTGTTGCATCAAGATCGCCACTCTCCACTCCGATTTCCCCGATTGAAGTCAAATGCATGACTGTCATCAAAGGAGCGGTAGTCTTTTTCAAGATTGTACCGATTGATTTTTGAGTTGCCATTCTTGGTTAATTAATAAGTAAATCTAGTGTTTAGATGGCTAATATCATCTGGATCTATTATATCGGTATTAAATGAAAGAAGATAGTTTAAATCCTTCATTTTAGAAACCACTTGTGCTAAGAGCAAAGTAGTCTCACTCGATGTATTTCCCCAGATATCAATAGTCACTTCAATATTCTGATGTTCTATCTCTCCCGAGACAGCATACAAAGGAACATTGCTTGAAATATAAAAGGTCACACACGGCAAGTCCGCAAGAATCTCCGGCCTCTGTTGATATACAACAATATTAGCTATCTCACTAAGTTTGTCATAAATTGTGGCTTTTGTATCGGTGTCCATTATTTCTTTTTAACAGATTTTTTAAATGCGACTTTCGTTACTTTGCCACCAGAGGTTACGTTGTATCCATCGTATCGAGTTCTCCGCTTCTCTCTCTTTTTAGGTTGAGCTTCTGCAGGCCCCTCGTTAGCAGATACAATAGATCCTTTGGTTGGATTCGCCAATTGCGACTTAATATACTTCCCCATACTTGAAATTATGCCGGCCCGGTTGATGTTCAGGGCAGGAATCATAAATGGTTGAGCTTTCATTCTTCGAGTACCGAACTCCTGATGGAGAGCATATTCCGTTACGGTGTATACAATTCCCGTTTGCTCTTTAGGGAAAAGCTTGGTTCGAATGGAACCTCGGAGATTGCCAGTATCAACTGGTGCGAGATCTTTTGCAGACCTTTGCACTTTACGTGTGGCCTCCTTGATTTCCGGCATTAAATTTATGCCACTTATATCACCGTATCTTTTTATGCACTTATCGATGTCGAGGATTTGGATGACCATTTCTGAGCAATTAACAAGTTATGAGTATCGAAAGGAATTGACCTAATAACCTTATATTGCCTGTCTTGATAACCGATGATGGAGTCGTTAGCGACCACTTCATTTGTAGTAATTATCATATCGATATCCTCTACAATTCCGTAATCTTCTCTAATTTTATCCAGCTTGGAAAAATTAACATTTCCCTTGAAAGTTTTTACAACTATGGAAGTCCCGGATTTACGAGCCCACCCGTCTGATTCAACAACATCCTCGTTTTCATACAAGGTTATTGTCTTATCATAGAATGCTTTCGCTATAGTAGTTTTGAACGTCGTAGGAATCATCATGATCAGTTACGGTGGCTAATATATATTTTTTAAGCAATTCCACAGTCCCAGAGAAGATGTCGGCGTCACTGCTAGAATTAAAGAATCCCATAACTTTATCGGAATAACTAATGCTTTGACCGTTGTCAGAGATACTTTTTATAGCACCTATAGCCTCTGCAGTATTACCGCCTTTAAGAGTTTTCATACTCTCAACTACGGAACTTGCAAGAACTCTTTCAACTTCTGAAGGTATTGGTAAAACATAGTCACCAGCCTCCACACTACTATCCGCTAAGTCCAATTCATATTGAGCAACTAATTGCTGTCTATTCATAAAGCTTAAAGCTCTATCAACCACGCTTGCAATCGTAAAATTCAATTGTACATCGGTTAATTCTAAATCCGCCAATAATGTTGGATATAAAATTAAAACGTATCCCTTAATTCTAGCAATGACCTCTTCCATCTTCTCTAGTTTAAAAATTAGACTGAGATGTTGTTATCTGCACTCAATGCTGCTTTAAAGATCAAATCTGCCATAACTGCTTTAGTTCCGAGGAAGTAAGGCAAGTATGCGTAAAGATCCTCAGAGAATTGAGCCTCGTCAACTTTGAAATCTCCCATTACAACTGGCTGAGCAACTGATCCTACAACTTGGATTACAGCGTCTACAGTTTGTCTTACAGCTGGTTCGATCACAACTCTGTGAAAGAATCGAGCATTTACTCCACCGTTTAAAGGGTTAGGTAAAGTGCTTGTTAATGTTTCTAATGCATCGTAGAACGCAGGAGCTAACGTTAACACCATAAGGCTTCTATCTACCTTTTGAACATGCTCATTTTGAACAGCTTCTAATTTCTCAATTAAAGCTACTAATTTCGCTTCAAGTGTTCCATAAGAAGAAGTATCGAATGTCGCACCGGCTGTCTGTAACTGAAGGAAGTAGTTATTTTCTAACTCAACTCCCATAGCTAAAGCGTAGTCGTCTTTTCTGTCTTTCAATAGAGCATCAGCACCTCCAGCAAGATAAAGTTTTCTATCTTTAAGAGACATTTCTTCTGCGATTTCTCTATCAGTATCGATTTTTACATCAACACCGTTGTTCTGCAATTTATTACCAGCTTGAGCAGTTCTAGCTGTACCGTATGCTTGAGATACGGATGATTTGAACCTTTTTACATGCACAGTACCACCTTTAACAGGTGCTTCTGAATAGTTGGTGTTCTTATATCTTTGTGAGATAAAGCCAGCAACTATTGTCCCTTGGATTTTTCCGTAGGTTTGCATTAGTTCATCCCTAGTCGAACTATTTCCATAGTTGATTGAGGTTGCTTTTTGATTTCCCATGTTTGGTTATCTAACAAAATAAAATACTGATTTTAGAAGTAGGCTTGTGGGCCAGTTCCATCATCGGTTGTTTTGTCGGAATTATTAACGTCTTTAGTGGAACCCTTGCCTTCTAGTCTCTGTTTTACCCTTTCGGCAACAGAAGCATCAAACGCTTTCTTGAAAGATTGAATTTTTTCACTTTGTTTTTCAACATCTAAGTCTACAACAAAATCTACTAAATCCTTAGGTAGCTCCAGCTCTGCAAATGTTTCCAATGCAGTAAGTCGATTCTCTCTTCGGGTAGTATTATTCTCTCTCTCTTTAGATTCACTATCTTGTTTGGCTTTTAATTCCTTCTCCTTTTCGTCAGATGATAACTTTGCGAGTCTTCTTTCTTCAGCTAAAGCTCTATCAATAGCTTCTTGAGTTTCTTTCTGAGATTTTTCTTTCTCAGCTTTCAATCTCTTTGAAATAGTCTCATTCAGTTCCTCCTGAGTGAAAGTCTTAGCGTTGCCCTGTCCGCCGTTGCCATTATCTTTGTTATCCTCATTTTTATTAGCGTTAGTGTTTTTGTTGGCATCTTCATCACCCGCTTGAGTAGTGGTATTTTGTTCCATTTGATTGGAATTAAAATATAAACGATTTTACGCCTCTCGGCTTAATATACAGTAGTGTATCATAAAAGTTATATGTAGAATACTACCCGATTATTTTTTTTCTCCATCTGTTGGCAATAGTTTCGTTACTAGGGCCGACATTTAATCGATCCGTTCTAGCCTCGAAAGTTAACGCTAACTCAGCATCTTGCACTAATACAACAACAGTTGTACTTCGGCAATTGGGATGCATCGGAGGATAGTTTTTACCCGGCACCGCATCCTTTACTAAAAAAATCTCACGATTTAAACTTCTGCATATTTTGGTCGTTCGATTGTCCATCATCGCATCGTACTCATACTTTGATATTCCATCGTCGACATAGGATTGCAATTCGGCTTGATTATGTAGGTAGTTGGATTCTGTTCGAACTAATGTTGTGGCCCTATATTTAGAAACATCGTATCTCTCCCTTAGAATTCGGGCTGTCTTTTGATAACTTTGTCCAGAGGTTAGAGCACCCCCTAATAAAATAGGCAGTTCTTCAGCTAATTGATCAACATTTCCCCATATCCTAGAGGAGTAATTGCCACCCACCCATTCGGATCTCAACACCGCATCTGCCACTGCTTTATCGAGAGTAGTAAAAGAAGGGGTTAGTCCCTGAAATTCCAAATCGGCTTGAATAGTAGAGTAGGCGTTCTCAACAATTCCGAGGTATTCTTGTTCGGATGCGTTTATACTTTCCGGAGCTATCTCGTATATCTTCATTCGAACCTGCTCTTTTAGGGCTTCTAAACGAGTAAGCTGTAGTAAATACCGCTCATCATACATGTCATCCGGATCTATACCCAGGTTTTTAGCTGATTCACTAACCGCTTTCAAAAATGATCTTCTACCTTCAGGAGTAAGTCCGGTTGCAAGTTGCTCTTTAGAAAGGATCCCATTTTGAGCATAGTTTTTGTATACTTTCTCTACTTCCCGGTTAACATTCCGGAACGCTTGGTCGTATATTTTAAATAACCGGTTATTCAGCTCATTACCTTGTTCTTCACTTAGTATGAGCCTCTCGAGGGATCTTGCCTCCCAGTAAGTTTGTGATCTGCTTGGTTTTTTAGCCATTATTTAACAGTTTTACTTTTGGCACTGTCTTTTTTGGAGTCTTTAGATGCTTCTTCGTTTGTTTTATTAGTACCAAACCCTTCATTACCGCCAGCGTTCGCCTTATCTACATTTTCTTTACTGACCTTTTTTACTTCCTTCGAAGCATCGTCTATAAAGGAGAGTTGAGAGATAAGTACTTCCTGACTTACTAGTCCGGTAAGATTGCTTACAATTTGCGAAGTCTCCACATCGTTTTGTGGCAAGTTTCGTTTGAAGACAGCGTCAACTTTATATATTTCTACAATACTATTACTACTATTAAGGTGATTTAAGTAGGTATTAACAACAGCGAATCTTTTCAATAGACCTCTTTCAAAGTATCTTTCTTTATTTTTTATATTCTGCTCGAAGGCCAATAGTTTATATCTAATTGCAACACCTGAAGAATTACCCACGAAGTTATCATCTGACAAATTAGGAGTCATGGATATTTTATGAATATCAGCTTCGATTACCTTCCTTAATACATCAGCATCTGCTTCGTTTAATTCTTTAGTTAGATATTCAGCTCGGGCCTCTAGAGGAATTCCTCCCATAACACCGGATTTTTTTAATTCTGCCTTTTGTGTTTTAGTTAAACCGAAACCATACATCACAAGAACAGCTTCAACTAATTGTTCTTTATCGTTTATTCTATCGGATTGAAGAAGATTATATGCATCAATAAGAGTTAGTACAGGCTCGAAGTCGCCTAGACACTCGGGGTTATTCTTGTAGTGAGTTACTGGCACTTGACCGAAGAAATGCTCATCGATTCCGGTCTGGGTCAAATCTTTACTAAAGGTATAAAGGTGATTTTTATCAGCTACTAATACATCAAAATATTCATCCTCATTACAGGAGCTATACATTACGGCAAATAACTCATTATGCTCAAAAGTATCATCGTAAACCATGATTGCGTTTCGAGGATCAATTGATTTTGTCTTCGGGTCGGTAGTACCTTCTGATATGAAAGTATAATCGTATGCTTCACCCATTGCGGATACTTTCTTAGCTATTTCGTTATCCGCATCGGCAATGGTTTGCTTTTTATATGCTTCAACAACAGGATCTATATTTATTCCTTCCTCAGCTTGGTATTCCACAGGGTTTCCGAGAAGATAACCGACATTAACATCGACTATATATTTGGCATGATTGACAACGATTCTATTGTTTTTTAATCCGGGCAATTTATCTCTGCCACTGATGTCGTGTTTTCCGAGGTAGTATTTCCAGATTCTATTTCTTAGGGTACTCTTTTCTTCATTAGCCTTTATAGCTTTTCGAATTGATTCACCATTTACGGTCGTGTCTTTCGAGACTGTATACATATTTTTGAGAGTAATATTTAGATTATTGTATCACTTAGCTTTCCGAATCACCATATAAACCACCGGCGTATATCTCCACCTCGGCTGGGAATGCATCCCTTGTTTCTAATGCAATAAATCCAGCAAATAGGGAGTCGTCGTGTTTGCCGTCTGCGTGTTCGATTTTTTTATTTTCTTTTATAATAAAAGTTCGCATCTCCGATTTAGTTACTTCGGAGTTTATTTCTATTAAATCATCAGTAAATAATTTATTAAAATTGTCCATCATGACGGGTCTAGTTTTCAGATTAGTGGAGAATCCTAATATCTTAGTTTTTTCTTCAGTTCGCTTACTTTTTTTAACGGTGTAATAGATTCTTGGGTATATCTTACTTAAAACTAGCACGGTTGTCAGTAAGTTATTCTCCACAGATGCTAATGCATCGTTATAATACTCTGCTACAGTTTTCGTATAGTCAGCGAGGGTATAAGGATCTAAGAAGCCATGCCACTGGGCCACCTGCTTATAATATTCTATTCCCGGTGTTACATCCCATACATCAATACAGGCACTATCAATTCCTTTCCCGTTCGAAGGGTCGACCCCGACAACATACCGATGATCTTTTTCAGGCTCATACCAGATACTTAAACCATAGTCAGTGATCCTTATAGGAGGGATAATATCAATCATTTCTACGAAATCCTGATCGAAGTAACTATTTCCTGAAGCTTGGAACGCTTCCATTAAGTTTGAAGGATACTCCTGTTTAAACAATTGTAATGGGGATAAACCTTCCTTAGTTTTTTCACTCTTGCCTAATTCGTTTAGTTTCCAACGCCTCCATGCCAGCTTTCGATCGTAGATATCTTTACCCATATGCTCTAAATACTTGTCTATGATTCTAAGCTCTTCTTGGTCATAGTTTTCAAGCGGAGGGGTATCTAATCCGTACTCATCATCATCAAACCACGCATAGAAGAAGACGCGAGATTTAAAAGCTTCCGGGATCCCGTCATTTTTCCCCTGAGCTTGTACAGAGGCTTCCACTTCATCATAGAACTCATTAAATCCGTTCCCGGTAGTTTCTTCAGTAATTCTCCCAGTCATACCAACCGCCTGCTTAGATCCAGCATTTAACTCTGCTCTATCTTTGATATAAGCCGCTTCCGATATATGCAGGGCAGTAACCGTCCCAGATCTTAACTTTAGGGCCACGTATATTTTTGACTTTAAACTTCTGCCAGTAAAGTCTTGTACGAATTGAAGTTCGTTTTTATTATCGTACTTAGCCTGCGGTTTCAAAGCTTCGGGCATCTCATCGTATGCAAGCTTTACTATTTCGAATATTCTAGTAACAGCATCCTTCTCGTGAGCAATAATGGCACAGGAAGATCCCGGCATCCACAACGCATCGTCAAGCATATCTATACAATGTAGAGTTGTGAAACCCTTTTGTCGTGGTTTCACGATTTTGTTATAACGATGATCACCTCGCCATGTTAAGTAGATTTTTTGAGCTGTGTTTAATTTGAAGGTTACTATTTGACCCGACTTATCTTTGATTTTATAGAGGTGTTCCATCCTCCATAGCTTGGATTTAAGATTTGCTAAGTTCTTCGGGCTTATATTTATCATCGAGATCTTCTAATAACTTGTCGTAATCTACCTCGGTGTTTACATTTTCCACTCTAGTAGAGTAAGTATTCTTTTGCCTTCGCTCTAATAATTTAAAGGAATTATCAACATCCCCTTTACTCACTGCCTTAGCAATGTTATTTTTTGCGACCGCCATTAAGAACCTTTTCGCACTATCCATTTTATCCCGAAACTCAGAACTCCAATTTCGCCAGTTATTATAAGTATCCGGGTGAATTCCTGCGTAATCACTAGCTTCCTCATTATTTAAATCATTTTTAAATGCATCAACAAGTTTCGTAACCACCTCGTCAGTTAACTTACCACTTCGAAGCATTTTAAGCTGTGCGATAGTGTAATCCTTTCCCTCCTCTATCTTTACATATTTAATTCTGACTCTTTTTGGTTTTCTATTTTTTCGTGTTGTTTTCCGGTCATTTTTTCCCATCTTTCTAAAATAACAGATACATAATAAGGATCTAACTCCATAGTGTAACATTTTCTATTCAACTGCTCGC